AACCATTCCAAGAAAGGATGTCAAGGTGCTGAAAAATACAAAAACGGACACTTTCCGTCCGTTTTTTAATATCCAAGCAACCTTTTCCTGCGCGTATCAGCCGTGGACACCGAGAACGTCTCAGAGAACGCTGATACGGGAACGGTAGTAACCGAACTGAGGAACGGGAAAACCGAATAGGAATTGTCGGTGTTGACAACTGCCATATCGGTGAGGTGGAGGGAAGACGGGATGTTGAACACCGATCCCAGAACATTCACCGTGACGTTTGGAAAGGTTGCAAGGGAGAATGCTGATGCGGTGTGAACGGTGCTACCCACAGAAAAATTCACGGGGGAGAAAGCGAGTCCTACATCGGTGGTGGAAAGGGATACGACTCCAACTTGGCGACTTGTAACCACAACGTCTGCCCCAGAGAGATAGGTGACACCCGTGGCAGATAGGGAAGTGTTCGTAAGGTTCGGGGTTCCGGTTTTTTCAGCGGAAAGGAGGACGGTTTGGAACGTGTATAGGCTCATAGTATTATTTAGTAATTTGGGTAATTATTTTCAAAGTATTCTATGAGTTTGGAAGACACGGTATCCTTTCCAGCTTCAATATTATCAAGCTCGATTTTTTCCAAATCTTCTGCAACCTCATGATATGCGGATTGTGGAAGATTGAATCTTGGTAATGATAGAATTTTAATCCATTTAACTACCAACGGTGTCTTCGCCACATTTGAATATTTTAAATCAAAAATTTTATCATTATAATATGCCTCGATTTCTTCGCACAGCCAATTTCGTCCGCTATCCCAATAAATATCACCCTCTTCGTTTTTATCAAACCATCCCCTAAACCAATCCAACAAGTTCAAACGGTTTTCAACTGTTTCTTTTGAATATGGTCGTTCAACGTAAAAAGCGTCTATTTCTGCCAACTCGTAAGCTTTTTGGATTGCGGTTTCTGATACTGTCATGTATTAATTTAACACAATTTTTAAATTTGTCAAATATTTTTATTGAAATCTGTTTTTGGTCTGATAGTCTGTTAAGTAATAGTATGGCTAAAAAATACTCAACAGATGAAGTGATCAAACTTTTCAAGGAGAAGCATGGGGATAGATATGATTATTCGATGTTTATTTATCCCGGTAAAAAGAATGATAAAGGGATTGTGATTTGTAAAGATCATGGTCAATTTCTAACTTCCAAGCAACATCATTTACAAGGTTCTGGTTGTCCTGATTGCGCGGGTGTCCCAAGAGGGGGATTCAAACGAAGAACCCAAGAACAATTCATGGAAGAATTGAAAGAAAAATATTCGAAATTTCAGGAATATGATTTTTCTAAATTCATATATAAGAACAACACCACCAAAGGAATTATCGCATGTCCCAAACACGGAGAATTTCAAATCACTCCCAAGCACTTGTTGGCAAGACAATATGGTTGTTCCGAATGTTCGGGAAAGAAAAGATTGACGATTGAAAGGATCAGGGAATTAACATCATATCAAATTCCCAATCAGGAATACACAAACAATAAAACACATATTAAAGCTGTGTGTGAATTGCATGGAGAATGGTTGGTTAGACCGGATAATCTTCTTCACTCTAAAACAAGATGTCCAGTATGTGCTGAGAATCTATCTAAGATTGAAGAAGAACTTAGAGAATTTGTGGAGTCTGAATTGGATACCGACATTATTAGAAACGATAAACAAATTTTAGATAAAAAAGAATTGGATGTCCTATCCCCAAAACACAATATTGCAATTGAGATGAACGGGTTATTTTGTCATTCAGAAGAAGAAGGTAAGGACAAACATTATCATTTATACAAGACAAATAAGTGTCTGGAATCTGGTATTCGTCTGTTTCACATATTTGAGGATGAATGGCGGAACAAACAGGAGATTTGGAAATCCATTATTAGATATAATTTCGGGAAAGTTCCCAATAAAATCCATGCTAGAAAATGTGAAATAAGAATGGTTGACAATTTCAATACAAGACATTTTCTAAACGACAACCATCTACAAGGATATTCCAATTGTTCAATTTCGCTAGGACTCTATTACAATAACCAATTGGTATCCATATTAACATTTGGTAAAAGTAGATTCGATAAGAATGTGGAATGGGAGCTTATTCGTTTCGCCAACGTATTGAACACTTCGATAGTCGGTGGATTTCAGAAGTTGTTCAAACACTTCATCAGAACTTATAATCCAAATTCCATAGTATCTTACGCAGATAAGCGATATTCAATTGGTAATATATACCGTAGTGTTGGTATGAAAGAGATTCAAAATGATGCGGTGAATTATTATTATTTTAATAAGCGAGAAGGTATTAGATATTCTCGCCATCAGTTCCAGAAACATAAGCTCGAAGATAAGTTACCAATCTTTGATGAGTCGTTGAGTGAAGGGGATAATATGAAGATGAATGGTTTTTATAAGATATATGATTGTGGTAATTATAAATTTGTGTGGAGGAAATCATTGCAATAATTGATTCCGGTATTAAGTATTACCATGAACAGAAAACAATTCAAATTATACGTCACTATCAACAAAATCAATGGCAAGGTTTATGGGGGAAAACATTATTGGTATCCAAAAACTAGATATATGGGTTCTGGTTATAGATTGCGCCAAGCTATGGTCAAATATGGAAAAGAAAATTTTGAAACTAGGTGGTTTAATTTAAAGATAACTACACCAGAAGACTTGAATAGATTGGAAATCAAGTTAATCAGAAGGCTACACCACAAATTCGGTAAGAGTAATTGTTACAATATTCAAAAGGGTGGTAGGGGGGGTTATTACACTGAATACATGGATGAAAATGAATTGGATGAAGTGTATTCTAAAATAAGCAGTGGTCTTAAAGAAAAATATAAAGACCCCGAACATTATGATAAATGGAAAGAATCCTTAAAGAAAAGGAAAGCTACGATGGATTTAAGAAAATCTAAAGAGGGTAAATCTGATAAGGAAATTAAAAAGAGACAATTCATGCTAGATAATGGATTCGGTATTGTCACGTATGAGATATCATATCCCGATGGCAAGTCTGTCGTTGAGAGTAAAACACTCAGAGATTTTCTAACTGAATATAAAACAGAAGATCATGTATTCTCGCGCATCAGAACAAACGGCGAATATGTCTTCAAGAAGAGAACCAAACTTACAAAACACCCATTTCCAGTTAAGACGGTTATAAAATATATTTCAGAGATAAGAACATTCGATACCTATAAAAACGAGGAAACCCAAGGGTCTTCGGCACCTTGGGTTTCAGATTTGATTTGCGTAACTGCTTGAGTATTAACGACTTAGAGGTAGGTTGAAACCGACCCCGGTGTAAACGCAGTACCAAGACCCTTTACGATGATAAGGTGGTAATAGAGCGATGCACCAAAAATGTTGTTCACAATCCCGTAACGAGTCATAAGACCCACACGAGGAGCGAAATCATTTGGTCCAATCGTTCTTTGCACCATGATCGGGATATACGGACAGTATATCAGACCAGTATCATAGTATTCAGAACCCTTGTAACCCAACAGCGCATATTCCACACCACTGGTTTGACCAGAGTAGTAGTTAGGGCTATAGAGCGAGGAATTCTGAACTTCAGTCCGAGTATCACGATAAACCGTCCAGCGGCTACCAACAGTACCAACTTTTGCGATACCAACACCAGCAGTCGAGACTGTGCCATTGATTTCGTAAACCTTAAAGTCAGGAAGCATTTCGAGGATGCTGCAAACACGAGGAGTGGCGATAACAAAGTTAGCGGCACCTCTACGGTTACGAGCAGCCATACGACCACTTTCGATAATAAGGCGTTGATAGAAGGTAAGATTCCGTTCAGCAGTCCAACGTCCATCCGCACTAACAGGACTCCAGATGGAGAAACCTGCGCCAGCACCAGCATTGAAGGCAGTTTGGATCATACGCATCACAACTTCGCGGTCGATTTCGGCTTGGATTTCATACGACATTGCATTCGTAAGTTCTCCATCGATATCGATACCGTTCATGTTTTTGATGTCTTGTTCCAACTCAACCGACCAGCGGGTAGCTAATCTACGTGTTCCGGCCTCAACAGCGGTCTTTTCAAACTTGAGTTCGATTTGAGGGATTTTACCCGTCAATTCGTAGTTGCTCAAAAGTTCAGCAATACCACGGTCTTGATCTGCGAATGTCCAGTGTTCGGTGTTACCCGAAAGGAATCCAGCAGATGTGCCAGTGAAACGTGTGTCCAGAAGTTGATAACCAAGTTCGGTGTCTGGAAGACCAGTACTACCATCGTAAGCAGCTTTAAGCTGATTACCGAAGCTAGAACCAGTTCCACCTCCAGAGGTCTTGCCGTCGATGCTACTATCGCTCAGAGTATCACCTTGATAGGCGTAACGAAGAGCGAAAGCAAGACCAACAGGACCACCCATAGGCTGAACGCCTACGATCTCATTGGAAATCAATTCAGGGAAAGTGCGTCGAATCATAGGAATCAGAATCTTTGGCAGACGAGCATCACCAGTAGCATAGGAGTCGCTGTTAGCGATACCGTTGCCAATGGAAGTCGTTGCACCGAACACACCACCGGAGGCAGCAGTATTCGATTCTTGGTAGCACCACTGTTCTTGGTTCTCAAGGAGCATTGCAGTGGTCTTGTAAACGTGTTCGTTCCGAATAGCTGGGATCGAGTCCGAGCTATAATCGAGAACCTTACGCCACTTGGCAACTGCTTGTTGCATCTTGGAGCCTTGGATATCAGTAGATGGTAGATTATTCATATATTTGACTTTCTATTCACATTGTTCAGGAATTGCTTCCTCATAGTGCGGGTTGGAAATTTTTTACCTACGGAATGTTTGTTGTTTCAAAACATCCAGATAAGGATCAGATTCTTCATCCGTATTATTATTTACCTTTTCAGTAACAATTTTTTGTTCTTTTACGAAATCGGGCTTGTGCTTGCGGTTTTGAACAGCTTCTTCCTTGATGGTTTCCAGTTGCTTTTTCTCTTGTTTTTCAAAGAGGCGAACGGTGTAATCAAAGTTATCCTGAATGAATTGCAGGGACTTGTCTCCCAAAGCCTTCTTCACAAAATTCTTTTTGGTTTCAGGATACTTGGAAGTTCTGCCTTCAAGGAAAAGTTTGACTTCCGACTTGTTCTTGGATTCGGTGAGGAAGCGAACGTTCTTTTCAAGTTCAGCATTCTTATTGCGGAGCTTGTCGATTTCACTCTTACCTTCCACGATTGCCCCAGATACGGATTCCTTCATGACAGCAAGATCGATTGCAAAGACCTTTTTGAGATTTTCCAGAACATTCATGGCTGTCTTGTTCTTGACAGCTTCCTTGATATCTTTGGTTGGAATGGATTCATCAATGAACTCGTCAAGGAAAGCACTAACGGATTCCGTAAGTTGTTTTTTGAACTTGAGAAGATCGCCGTTCTGTTCGCGCTCATACTTTTTGATAACCTTGACCAGCTTTGCGGTCTTATCTCTATCAAAAGCTTCCATGATCTTTTTCATCTTGACCGTGCGATCCTTATCAACGGATGTCATCAGGGTCTTGAGTTTGGAGGCATATACTTCATCCTGTTCCAAAAGGGCAGCTTCAACGGCCAGATCAATCTTGGATTCAAGGGATTCCTGAATTGCCTTGATGGATTCATCGCTGAGTCCCAGACTTTTTTGGATGTCTTCCGAGAAAAGGTTCGTGCTTTTTTTCTTCATATTATTATTTAGAGATCGGGTATGAATTTTTTGAAAATCAGAACAAAGGATTGTCGATTTCTTGAGCAATTCTCTGTTGGATTTTGAAATTCACAGCATCCTTGAGTTGTTTATGAGCTTGGGCATGATCATTGGTCATGATAGCCTCAATGAATTTGGAGAGATCGGTTGATTCCTTCACACAATTGTTGACAGTCTTTCCACCCTTTTTCTTGGTGCCTTTCTTTTCGTAACCTTTCCAACAGGCTTTTTCCTCATCCTCATCATTTTTTTCATCTTTCAATGGTGGGAGATTATTAACTCCATAAATTTTCATACCTTTATGTGTCCAAACCGCATCATGTTGTGGTAATTTCTTGTAACCCATGGATTCAGCCTGTTTAATACGTTTGGTTCTCTTATCATCACCGGATTCCTCATCCTCATCAAAAGCGTTCCCGCGATTATACGATCCTTTGCCCTTCTTCGGCTTTTCCGTTTTGGTTGCGGGGGCAAAATTCTTGCGCTGTTTCACTTCCGGTCCATCGAAAACGTGCTTGCCCTGTTTCTTCAAATCTTTATATGTTTTGCCCATAGTATTATTTAGATTTGTTGGATAAACTTTATGATCTGTGCGCGAAGATAATTATCAACATCGTGTTTTGGAAGTGTTTTTAGAGCTTTGCCAAAGTCCTCGTAGATTTGTTCGTAATCACCGTTTTCGGTAATAGTCCAACTTTTACTTTCAAGAATACCGTCAACAAAAGCTGTTGGATATGATGGATCGGCAACACAGTCGATTGCAACCAAATGCATGTTTTCCACAACCTTATGACCAGACGCTTCACGCAACGATCCAAGCGATCTAGTACTCATACCGAGGGAAACTCCATTATTGATGAGTCCGCGAACAATATTTCCACATATCATGCCTTCTCCAGAGAGAATCTTTGATTTCCCAACCCATGCCTTACCATCTTTCCTG